CCGCCGCCAACATTTGAAGCAGCCAAGGACAACGTAGACCTGGAGGGCAATTCGCTTGAGGCCTTCTGGCTCACCGTGGACCCCCTATGCCTGCGGGATGGCGGCGTCCCGATCCTGGTCGAAATGCCAGACGGCCAGCCCACCGATGGGGCCAGTGAAGCAGCGGCAAAGCGGCGCCCGTACCTGGTCAGCCGCACCCGTGCTACCTGCCTGAATTGGAAGACCGCTGTAGTGGGTTCGGTTGAGGTGGTGACCCGCTGCACGTTCCTGGAATGGGCGGAAGTTGACAGCGAGGATGGTGATTTTGGGGTGAAATATGAGGAGCGCTACCGGGTGATCGAACCGGGGGAATGGACGCTCTACCGGCTGGTGAAACGTGCTGACGGTTCGATGGAGATCCAGAAGGTAAGCAACGGGCAGTACCTGGACTCGAATCAGAAGCCGCTGACCATCTGCCCAGTGGTCTGGTACTCGGCCGAGAAAGCCGGCTTCGGCCATGGTGCGCTGCCATTGCGGCAGGTGGTCGAGCACTGCTTCCAGTATTTCCGCAATTCAAGCGATCTGGAAGAGAAAACCCACAAGTGCGCCATGCCGGTGGCGGTGCGCAAGGGTGCCTTACCGCCTGGCCCTGGCCAAGTAGTCACACCGCTGGTTATTGGCCCTAACACGGCTGTCGATGTGGACAAGGACGGGGACTTCTTTTTCCGCGAGCCATCGGCCACGTCCCTTGCTGAGCAGCGGGCTCAAATCAAGGAAGTCAAGGAGCTGATTGATCAGCAGTTGCTCGGCTTCCTGACCGGTGAAAGCAAAATCACCAAAACCGCCACCCAGTCCCAGCTCGAAGGCGGCCGAACCCAGGCGAGCATCAAGGCGATGGGCGAGCGCAAGAAGTCGGTAATGCAGTCCATATTTGCGATCTGGTGCCTCTACACCGGGGAGCAGTTGGCGGTCGGCGCTGGCCTGACGATGGATGAAAACGCGTTCGCTCCCCCGGTGGATGCGCAACGAGCAGATGCATTGCAGCGGCTTGCTGGTGGGGTTGAGCTGATCAGCCAGGAGAGCGGCGTAGCGGAGCTGATTCGTGGTGGCTTCAACCGGTCAACAACCAGCGTCGACGATGAGATGGAAAGGATCAACCGGGAGCGGCCGATGCTGGGGGCACCGACGCCGGAGCGGGACGACCTGACCACGCCACTGGATGAGGAGCTACCTGGCGAGGATGAGGGCTAAGGGATTGTGACGGATTGCGAAGTGTGCGGGCTGGTTGCTGCTGAGTCGTAACGGACCGGCTACTGTATGAGGACAGGCAAGGGAAACCGAGCCGCCACCGCCACCTCGCCAGCCATGACCGCCATCCTTACTGCCGAAGAAGTCCTAGCCATCGCCGAGTCAAAAGCTGACCAAGCCAGCACCGCGTATCGTCGCCAGCAGGCTGCTGTGATTGGCGCCGTTTACATCACGGACTTAGCCGATTTCCGCCACGCTGTTCGTTATGCCGCTACTGGCGCGGTTGTGCATGTTGCTGGGTGCATGGCTCAGTTCGACCATTACACCTGTATTGGTGAATTGACCGATGGCGTCAGGCTTTACAGCCCTGCAGTCCACCCTGGAATCGAAGCTGCCGAATGGGCCGCCATCGTTGACTGACTCCTGCGGCTTGCCGGGACCTGGCGGCAACCACGCCTAGCCCATCACCGCCCCGGTCACACGGGGCTTTTCCGTGTCCGGCCAGATTGCGACAATCTGTGAACTGTCACCCCTTCCCCCGCATGTTGCGTAACGCACCGGCTACCATAAGAAGACCGGGGGAGAGATCCACCGATCGCCAGCCGGCCATAGGCGTTAAACCGGGCCGAATCGCCCCCAGCAGTCCGGGGGCAACCAACCATCACCAGCCACCGCCCGCCAGCCATGACCACCACCATCGCCACCGTATTAAGCATCCCCGCAGATCGAGCCCGTCTTGTTGAGGGTTACATCCGCAGTGAAGTTCGCACCATCAACCAGCTCAGCAAAGCCAAGATCCGCAGCATGTATCGCTGGATTGGCCCCACGGTTGACGCTGATCCCGAAATGGCTGATCGCATTGCTGCTTCTTACGGTCTGTAGTCTTCGACGGTCCGATTGCCCTCCCCCAACCACCACCAGCCACCGATGACCACCACCCTGACCGTTTCCGACTTCGCCGCCGCCGGCCAGTTCTGGACGCAGTTTCGCGGGGAAGAAATTGATCACATCCTCATCACCCACGAGGATGGCACCCAGACCGAAGCCCATGGCCTGCTGCACATCGCCAATACCTGGTACATCAACGGCCCACTTCGCAACGGCTACACAATCTCAACCCTGACCCTTGGGCCTATTCCCGCAACGGCAGGCACAACAATTCAGTTCGAGAAGCCCGCAGGAGCCAAGGCGATCCGCAAGCCTGCAGACGCTCACAAGAAAATCTGGGGCTAACACCAGCGCAGGGGTTCACCTTCGGGCCCCTGCTGTCCGCTCTCTAACCAGCCAACAACCCAGCACCCTGGCAATGAATCACCTAGTCACCGTTCCCGCTCACGAGGTAACCAGCCTGGCCCACGGCGTCACCGCAGCCGACGATATGGAGGCATCGCAGGACTGGGAGAGGGATGCTGCGAGGCGACGCAGCCACGATCTGGGGCGCTGGCAGCGGGAGGCCGAAGCGCGGGTCGGGTTTCGCATCTGACCGATTGCGACAATCTGTGAACCGGCCCATCATCCCCTCGCCATCCCGTAACGGACCGGCTACCATATAGGGACAGGCAAGGGGGAACCCGAGCCGCCATCCAACCTCCAGCCAGCCAGTCATGCCTGAAAAACGCTTCTTCCCCATCTCCTGCCGCTCTCTCTACTGCGGTGAGACGAACTGTCCCGCTACCTGCCCAAACCTGCCCGACCTGACCGCCTTCAACGCCTGGAAGCAGCGCACTAAGGCAACCCAGCCAGATCCGATTTGGAGCCCCACCTGTTGGCAATCCGCCGCTTGACCCCTGCCCGCTGGCCCTGACCCCTCGGCCAGCCTGCAGCGCTCAGCTGCTATCCACCATCGACACCATCATTCAGCCATGACCAAACTCACCCAAGCCCAGATGAGACGCCTTTGCGTCTCCGAAAACATCAAGCAGGCTGCTGCCGCATGGAAGGAAGCCATGTTGCATCAGCAAACACCAGCGCTGCCACTGGTATGTGAAGAGGAAGACGCCGATCCAGATAGCGGGTGCAGAACGTTGGCACTCAGTGTGCCCCACCCCAAAGTGCGCGGGAGACATATAAACACATACGCTATAAACGTACATAAGAGGGAGTTGGAAACGTATCAAACTTTTATGGCATGTGTTAAAGCCTGCACTGACAGGGCGGCAAACTTCAGAAAGGACGGCCTAGGAATCTGGTTGATGACAGAGAGAGAGAGAGGGGCAATGGGAAAAATGTTTACGATTATTTTTAAAGCGTCCGATAATTGGACCCATCCTGATCAGGTAAAGCAAGGCCTAAGAGGAATTAACCCTGATTACCTTGGTCCTAATCTGTTCTTTTCCAAAGAACGTGCCGCCGCCGCCGCCGCCCAAGGCTTTTCCAGTGGATGGCGCATCATCCAGGTTAAGGATTTAGATGCGAGCCTGACCGCCTGACCCTAGCCCGCCTGGGCTTCCCGGCAACTAATCCCTCCGCGCCCCCTGCCATGGCCTACCCCTTTTTTAAGCAAAGCCGAACCATCTACTGGAACGAAAGCCTTGCCGTTGTTGAAGCGACACACGCACAGATCACAGCAGACAACCCGCCTCGATTTGACAAAGATGGGACCGAACTAACCAGCAACCCACCAGGCCCGATCCAATGGAGCGATAAGCATCCAAGTCGTTTGACCAGCAACAGATGGCAAGATCAAGACCTGAGGCCAGGCGACTGCCCGCATGCTTGGCGCATCAATGCCTGACCCCACCGGAGCCGACCGCCAGCGCCGCTTCCGCGACCGCCAGGCTGGCCTGCTGCCCCCTGCAGAGCTACGGCCCTGCACCTGCTGCCCCCGCCAGCACACCGGCACCCACGGCGATCACTGCTGGGAGTGCTGGCGACTGCACACCGAGGCGGGGCGTGCCGATCGGGCGGCGCGGGTAGCTCGATCCAAGCAGCGTAGACGCCGGGAGCAGGAGCAGGTAAGCTAGGCCGTGACCACCCGAGGACCTGCCCCATGCCTGAAATCATCACCCCCGCCGAAACCTTGCATGAAGACATCACCGACCTAGTTGAAAACTCCGAGTGCGGCCTGTTTGAGGTCATTGGCGTGCTGGACGTCGTAAAGGCCGAGCTGATTTTGGCGGGCCTGGCGGCCGATGAAGATGAATCCGACGACTTCGCGTCCGAGGAAGTTGTCGGCGAGTTTGAAAGCGACGGCGTGGTGGGTGAATGACCGCCCCGGTCGTTACCGCCATCGGACGCCGTCTTCGGCCTGATGGCGTCCACAAGGTGATCAACGGCCCCAAGTTGGCCGGCACGATCAAAAAGCCGTAGCGGCGCAATACAGCGGAAAGCTCAGTCAGTACCCTCTGGCTGGGCTTTTTTGTGGCACGGAAATACTCCAGGGATAACCGTGGCCGGTTCGCCAGTGGTGGCACAGGGGCGACGGCCAGGGGCGGCAGGCTGAAGACTGCTAGCGGTGGCAAGCGGGCCACCCAAACGATGACGGCGGCAAGCTCCAAACCTGCAGGAGCGATCACCGGGCGTGCGGCGCGGACGGCAGCAGGGCAGAAGGTGATGGGCAAGCTGGTAAAGCGGCCGACGGCTAAGCAGCAGTCACGGGGGATGTCCAAGAAGCCTGCAAACAAGGCACAGCGGACATACCTAGCAGCCAAAAGCACAGCTCGATTGCGCGGCAATAACCCGCAAGGCGCCGATGCAAGAACAAGGAGAATGGCCAACTCAGCGGCATCCGTGGTGAAAGGCATGGAGCGCAGGCGATCAAGCGTGGTGCCCAAAGCCGCCGCCAACTCGCCCCGAACAATGCAGCAACAAAGGCAAGTCGCAAGGATGCAGCGAGCAAATCGCAATAGCCAGTCGGCATGGGCAAGGGAAAGTGATGGCCCCAACAGCAAAGCAAGCCGTAGCGCAACAGTTGCCAGGCGAGCGCAGCAGATTTACTCCGGAAAGGTTGATCCAAAAGTCAAAACAAAATCAAGACTGACTAAGACCGGTAACCCCGAAGCTCTTCGCAAGCGGATTGCCAAGATCAAGGACAACGCGACACGTGCTGCCGGCAAGAACAATCGGCGCCGCTAACCGATGACCACCCGCATCGTCGGAGTCGTTGACGACTACGCCGCCATCCTTGACCAGTTGGAAGCCCGCACCCTGGCCAACACCACCGCCATGCTGCGCACCGCACTGGATCGCGTGCTAGGTGACCTGAAGCGGCACTATGCGGCCTACCTCAATGCCGTAGGCCCCTCCGACATTGACCCCGAAGGCAACCCCATCCGCGCCCCCGGCGCCTACAGCTCCGCCGAAGCAGCCACCAAGTACCGGGCCATCCTGCGGGACGCTCAGCAGTTCCTGCCGCCAGAGGAAATCACCGCCTGGCAGCGTCGATTCACCACCGATCTGGTCGAGGCCATGGCCATTGGCGGTGAAGCTGCAGCCGCGCTGCAGACGATCGTCACCGGTGCCAGCGCCACCTTCGCTGGGGCCAATCCGCTGGCGATCCGCGCCGCCGCCCAGACCGCTACCGCCTTCATGCAGGGCGAATCCGCACGGTTCCGTGATCAGATCGCGCAGATCGTCGGCGAAGGGGTCGCCCGTGGCTGGGGACCTCGCCGGCTTGAACGGCAGATCGTTGGGGCGTTGGAGGGCACAACCGACCCCACTGGCAAGACCGCCCGGATGGGGCTCCGCCAGCGTGCCGAGGTGATCGCCCGGTCAGAACTGGCCAATGCCTATGTCCGTGGGGCCATTGATCACAACCTGGCCGAGGGCTTCAGCTTCATCCGCTGGGTTGCCGCCACTGACGAACGCACCTGTAGGTGGTGCCTCAGTCGCCATGGGCGCATCTACCCAGCTGATCAGGTGGTCATCCCAGCCCATCCACAATGTCGATGTACGCCGGTCCCGTTGCCGGCTGATGAGGTACTGGAAACGGACCCGGTGATTCGTGACACCCTGCTCGATAACGACTTCTGGCGGGAGGAGCAGGCGGCAGGGGTCAGGGCCCTGGCCAAAGCGGAGGGGATCAGCGAGGAACGGGCCAGGGGGCTGCTGCAGCGTGCCCTGACCGCACCAACAGCCAGCGAGCGATACCTATTTCCGGATCGCACCCGCAGCCTGCAGCCATCGGCGCCGTTGGATGCTCCGGCAGGTGGGCGGACGTTCAGCGAGGTGGTAGGGGAATTGGCGGCTAGGAGGGGTGTTGCTGGGGGGTAATACTTTGCCGCCTTTCGAGCCAATCTTTCATCACAGCCCAACTCACTTCGCATCTGGCTGCCAGTTTTAGAGCAGCAATCAACTGTTCATGCGTCATCTGCGCTAAGAGAAATCGGGGTCACGCAGCTCGGCCAGGTTCACCGGCTGGGCTGCGGGCAGAGTATCGGGACTGGCTGAGCGGGCCAGCCCTAGCACCACGGCGCGGATACCAGCGACGGTCTTGTCACTGATATCAATGGCCGGGGGTGCGGGATGGCTGACGTCGCGATGGGCGATAGCATCGGCGCATGCCCTGATCTTTACAGCCTTCTCAAACTGGCAATCCTTGGCTTCCTTTGCCGCTAACTGATACAGGAACGAGACGACGGGATCGGCTGAATGGGGCGTTGGGGTGGAGTTGGTCATTGGTGGCAGTAACGAATGGGGAGGGGTGGTAAAGGGATTGGGAGTGTGGCGTCACTATTGGCATTCAATAGCAACAAATTCTGCGGCTTCTGAGTCGCTTTTTGTTACCGGAAGGCCATTGTAGCCACTTCGCAACTGTGTCGATCGACCTACATATACGCGCCTCTCTTTGCAGTAAAGCTGAAACGCACGGCTGCCTAGGATGACCTCAGCAGGCTCAAGATCTCTTTGCTCAACCTCGGCAAAAAGCTCGTCAAGTCGTTCGCTGACCAGCTTCCCGGACGAAAGCCGCTCGTCCCTCTCAGACGTCTGCAGCAGTTTGCGAGCGTGATCCATAGCAATGGCCAGCGGATCATCAGCGGCTGGTTCCATCTCCCACCCGTCAACAACATCAGCAAGCTGCTTCAGCGCGGATCTAAAGTCTGAGTCGGTCATTGGTGGCGTGAATAGGTGGGTGGGTGATCAGTTGAAACCTTCAATGAACTCGCGCGCCTGATCTTTTGTCGTCAGGTCGCCAAACGCCATCCTGCCCAGGGCAAGCGCAATACCTGGGTGACCTACGGTCTCAGGGTGCTTCCTAAGGTCACTGATCATCGAACTCAGTGTCTGCTGCAGGTGGCCCTGATCCACATAGGCCAAGGCGCGTTTCTTGCACCATTCCAGGTGCTGTGCTCGGGGTTGCATCGGTGCTCGGTGGTGGTGAATGGGTGCCGGAGGGACAGGTCGAAGGTCATAAGCGTCAGACGACTCGGAACCTCCAGAGCAAGGACCCCGGCCCGCCCATCCTAAGCCATTGCCATTCCCTAAGCCACTCTGGCAAGCTGAGGAAACGCCACGCACCGATGCCCCACGCTACGGCCGCACCGATGCCCCCCGAACTGCGGGCCTTCCTGACCCTTCATGCCACGGTAGGGGCCAGGGATGAAGAGGCTACGCGGCAGGTGCTGCGTGAAGTTGCCGTGGCCATGCCGCCACGCAGCGGCCATAAGGTCGTCACCATGTTGCAGCGATCCATCGGCATGGGCGCCCGCGTCTGGCTGCAGAAGCTCGCCTAAGTGGCGTCCCATATTGAGGGAACGGTGCTGGTCACCCGAAGCAGCTTCAGGCGCGAGATCATTGATGCCTGGGATGGAATCTGCGCTTACTGCGGATGCCAGCCCAAAAACATCACGCTTGATCATGTGATCGCCAGGGCCAAAGGTGGACCCACAACTCGCGCCAATCAGGTGGCCGCCTGCGCTCGCTGCAATGCCTCAAAGGGCGATAGCGATGTCTGGGCCTGGTATCAAGCGCAGCCGTTTTTCTGTGCCGCCAGGGCGGCAAGAATCAGGCAGTGGCACGCCCCAGGTTGATTACTTGGCCTTTGGGCGGGCAGGCTTGGCGGGCTTGGCTTTCTTCGGCATCGCCATGGACATTGAGCTGCCACCCTTCTTGTCCTTGCCCATCGCCATTGCGCCTTTGCCTGCGCCCTTGCCTGCTGACTTGCCGTACACGGGAATCTCCGATTGCTACCGCAGCTTTCCCGGAAACCTGCAGCAGATCGTGCGGCGCCATGACAATCCCAACCCTCAACCCCCTCTGGCGGGTGACACCACGGGATGACCGTGAGCTGATCCGGAGCTATGCCGGCTGGCCATTGTCGGTTACCAACCAGACCGAACTGACCTCAATCCTCAACCGGGTGGCGCTGATCTCTGGCTCTACCGTTTCGCAGGTGCAACGATGGATCGACGAGATCGAGGCCCTAGAGGCGGACTACGCGGACCGGGTGGAAGCGGGCCGGGAGCACCTGCTGAATGCAGCGAGCTACGAAGGCCCCGCCCCTGGCACCACCCTGACCCGCGACGACCTGAAAAGCAAGGCCGACGTGTTGGAGTGGAATACCGACCTGCTGCGCGTGAAGTACGAGTCAGGCGGTCCTGGTGGGACGGCCGGCGCCGTGCTCGCCGCTCGTTTGGCCGACTTAAAGGGCCGGATCTTCCAGTCGCTGGGGATCAAACCGGTCGTCGGCGGCGGCGGAATGGCGCAACTGGTGCGTAGCTGATGGCTACGGACTTCGCTGAATACGCCAACCTGCGGATGCTCTGGACGCCGCCTGGCGCGATCACCAACTTCCGCGCTGGGGTGCCTGCTGCTGGCCCTGCGGTGGTGGTCGAGGCCTTTGCCAAGAGCCAAGGCCGCAGTGAGCAGGATCTGCCGGGGGTGATGGCGGGCTCGCTGATCTTGGAGGGCTACCTCACCCGTTGGGCGCTGCTGGGCTCCGCCAGCTGGCTGGCTGCCGGGTCGTCGCTGAGCTGGGATGAGACGGGCTACAGGCCGGCTGG